AATCGGGAGAGTAAGCTTACCTATAGAGTCTCTAAATGTTCTATCATTCTTAATTTGAAAAGTTCTTTCAGCAGACAGCCAAAGCACAGGAACTTTCTTAAACCCCCTGTTTGTATTGACGTGAATATCAAATATATCATTTATATGATCATATAAACCAATATCTATTGTTTCCAATGTTGATAAGTCAAATTTTGTTTGGTCATCATTCTGCATTAAACAATCCATCCCTCGCTCTTATGCAATCTGCTACGATCTCAAACTTATGTTCAATCTGTCCGAACAGCTGCTTTGGTTCATTTGTTTTAACTATCTCATAGTATATGGAGCCATACTTAATAAAATCACCCTCACGAACAAAAAGATTTTGATCTTCGGTTAATCTTCGCTTGTGAAACTTCACAATGGCAGTTGTCTTTTTGTCAATGGCAATCCCATCCATAAAGTGTGTCTCTACTCCACCATACTCAACAAGTGCATAAACTCTAACTGGTGGCAAGAAGGTCTTTTCAATGGCTTCACCATAAACAGGGTGATAGTTCGTGTGTTCAATGTCAATAGGAAAATAGATGATTTGTTGACCAACAATCCTTTCTATTATCTCGTCATTAACTTGCTTTACAAGATTTCTCTCTTTTTCTCCAAAGAACATCGGAGGTGGAGGAGAATCTGGTTTATTCCATTTATCATCAGCCATTGTTTATGCTATCCTACGAATATTTTAAGTGGCGACTTATTTAAAATCGCTTGTTGGTTGTCAGTCATGTTCTTATCCATTTCTGCTATCTTTTCATATGTCATTTCAGATAGTATTGTCTTGAGCTCGTCTTTGAGAGCACTTTGTTCTTCTTTTGCTTGACCTAACAGATCCGAGGCGTTGAGGGATATGTTATCACCAGGTATTGGCACATTTCCTCCAAACTTACCACGCACGTGTCCAAGTGTTTCTTTGGACAATGATAATGCATATCTCCTAATCCACTGCTTACCTATTGAATTAATTGATTCATAAGCGATGTTTTCAAACGGAAGGGTGTTCATATTGTTAACGCCGTGTTGTCCTGAATCAACATCGTCTGTAAACGGAGAGTTTGTTTCAATAGTAAAACGAAACCAAAACTTCTCTGGTGAAACACCTGTTGGTATTGGAAATAACCTCAACCTGTTGTCAACAATTTCATATGAATAGTGTGAAGTTCTTGTATAAAGGTGATCTTCATAAGCAATCGCCTGTGATTTATTGTGCCACGCTGGTATGACTTGAAATGTAGAGTCATCTGCATATTGGCCATAATTATGAAAATCGCCTGTAACATTTAAGCCGCCATAATATCCATAAAACCTCCACATTTGTTGAGGACTTACATAATAAACTTGTCTAATTTTAATCCTTTTGTCTCCAACTATATCAGCGTAGGGCACACCACCAGCTACAGCAGAGGCACTCACAATACTTTGCAAATCATAGTCTTGCTGGTCTGTAACGGTTGTTATTGAAGCACTGTATATCCTCTCAGTGCCACCAAACCCTGCTTCTGTTGAAAACTTATCGCCCATCTTAAAAGCATAATCAAATGTAAGCTTTGGATACTTGAGAGAAACACCATCACCCTCTGTTACATCGCCTTTAAAATCAAACGAAGCTGTTGGAGAACCAAGAGCAGCGCCAATAGAATTTTTTGATTGGTGCATGTTAACAATATAAGAGTACTCTAGGCATGCCTCTTCGTAGTTAGCAAACACACTACCGCTGGTTATCTCAATGTCAAGTATATCTCCGCCAAGCTTCTTAAAAGTATAAGCAACTTGGTGTACGGCTCCTGTTATAAATCCAACAGAAGAAGTGTAAGCACCAATCGGACAAGCATCAGCAACCTCTGAGTTTGCGGCTGCTGCTCCGTTAAAGGAAGCAGTTACCGGTAATATAATTGCTGATACACTCGAAGCCGGTGTTAAAGTTGGTAATGACATTCACGAATCCTCCAGTCTCAAGTAAATAGTCTTCAGATCAAGATGCGGATTGTTTTTCAATAGCAGAGATTATTTGTGCCTTTGTGTTTTTCATTGTGACATCACAATTAAGCTCTTCAGCCATTGAGATTAAATCTGCTTTTCTAAGTTTCATTAGATCTTGTTTTGGCTTAGGTGAAATAATTTGCACCTGCACTGGTTCTTTTGCAATAAGAATCTCTGGTGGTTTCTCTTCAACGATTTCCTTTTCTTTTGGTGTATCATCAAACACAATAACATTTTGTATTTCTTTAATTTGTCCAGTGTCTTGAAGCTTTTGTTGTAATCGACTTATTCTTTTTTGTCTTCTAAGTCTTTGTGATTTTCTAGCCATGTTAACTCCTTTGGGCATAAAGTAAATAGATACAATAAGAAAAAGCCCACCGAAGTGAGCTTTGACTTAAAGTTCTGAAGGTTATGGATTAGGTGTCTGCGGCAGCATCCGCACTCACATCGAATGAGAGACCAGATACATAATATTTGTTACCATCGCAGATAAATTCATAATGGGTTCCACCCTTGGCTTCTCCTTTGATCGTAAGGAAGTCAGCATCAGCATCTTGCAAATTTTCACCGGCAGCAGCTTCAGCTTCAGAAACCAAGATAATAATTAAATCATCAACAAAAGTAGAAGCACCGGCGGCTCTAACTTTAATAAGACAGTCATCACCACCACTATCAAGAACACTAGTCTTAACAATAAATTTGCACCACCAACCAGCGCCAGCCTCAGAAGGGTGCGGCAATGAGTGTGTTACATTGCCACTGTAATCGGTACCGTCTAACATAAAGATTGTTCCACATGCTGCGGGTTGTATTTCTGTTGCTGTGGTTGTCAAAGCAACAACTTTTTTTCTGTCCGCAGAGTATCTTCCTAATTTAGCCATTTATCTAATCTCCTATAAATAATAAATCTGTTTGCTTATTTCGCAATCAAAGTAAATAGTAACCACAAATAGAAAAGCCCCATTCTTTCAAATGGGGCTCATCATTTTGTCAATAATTAATTTTTAAAATTAACTAGCCCCAGACTCTCCAAGAAGTCCTCGACAGATGACAAGACCGTACATATCAGGTCGGACCATCTTCTTCGCATAGCGAGTCATGACGCCCTTTCTGGGTACGAAGTCTTCCACACCGAAGATCGTTGGAGTTACTTGTAGAGGCACATAAGGTGCATACACATAACCAGACTCAAGGAAAGATGCTCCTTTACGACCAACGAGAATTACATTTCGTGGGAAGTAAGGATCAACAATTACATCAAACTTGCGACTAAGAGCCCCAACCTTGACAGCGCCGATCTCACCCTTATCAGCATCAGCAGTTACGTTTGCACGAAATCCTGCTGTGAACTCAAGGATGTTAGCAACTTCAGGAGAACAAACAACATAGTTTGCTCCACCACGAAGAGTCTTTCTGTGGATCTGAGCAGAAACATCATTGATGGTTTCAATAAGAGTCTCATACCATTCAGAAACTGTTCCGGTGAAGTCAGGAGCAGCAGCGGTTGCACCAAGCTCGACACCAGTTTCTCTGTTAACAAAAAGACCAGGTGAGCGAGACCAGTAATAAGTTCCAGCAGTTGCGCCATTAACAAGATCACCAAGAATTTCACGATCAATTTCAAGAGCAATTTGCTCTGAAAGGATAGAAGTTAGCTCTACCTCAGCGTCCAAGTTGTGGTATGCATTGAGATCTTGTCCCAATTCAGGGGTCCACTTAGCCTTAAGCTTCTTGGTTTGCGCTGTGATTGCGATTGAATCTACCTTGATGTCGATTTCTGGAATATCTGTATTGTTTTCCAAATTTAAAGCAAATCCGCTTCCAACAAGCGCTCCGGCTGATGTTGCGGAGGAAGCAACGGCATCTTTTGTAGGATATTGAACAAATTCTTTGTCCAAAGCACCCATAACTCCCTTGGCGAACCCATCAGTTACAGCCAAATTAGCCATTGTACTATCAAGCACAATAAATAAACGAACAGCAGCTACGTTACTGGTAAGGTTGGATTGGTGATTAGTACCAGCAGCGGTACCAGCAGGAACTCTTGTGGTCAAACGACGAACCTGTTTGATTAGGTCAAAGTTATCGTCAGTGTCGTCAAATTCAATGCCGCTAACTCCGGTAAGGA